GCGCAGCGCGATCACGTGGCCGGCCAGCTGATCGAGCTCGTCCTGAGCGAGCTGTTCTCGTTCCGGCTGATGCAGACCGACCCCAACCTCGCGAACTACGGGTTCGAGCCGGCGTCAGGCCGCATCGTGCTGCTGGACTTCGGGGCGGTGATGGCGATCGAGCCCGCACTGGTGGAGGATTTCCGCGAGCTGCTGAACGTCGCGCTGGACGGCCAACCGGACGCGATCCGGACCGCCATGCTGAAGATCGGTTACTTCGACGCGAAGACGGCGCCGGGTCATCAGGCGCTGATCATGGAGATGTTCGACACCGCGATGGCGCCCCTTCGGCAGGCGGAGCCGTTCGATTTTGGCAAGACATCCCTGATCGAGACCCTGCGCGACATGGGGCTGGCGATGGCGGGCGAACGCGATCTGAGCCATGTGCCGCCGCCCGCCACGATGTTTCTTCACCGCAAGATCGGCGGCATCTATCTGCTGGCGACGAAACTGAAGGCGCGTGTCGGCCTGCGCCCGATGCTGGAGCGCTACCGCTGACTCCGGGCCTGCGGATTGTGGGCGAGGCACGCGGGCATGCCTTGGGGAGCGGTGATCCCGTTCCCGCCACGCGCGCCATGCGATGGCCGCGACCAGCGACCGCTGGGTAGCCACGAAGGCGTCCCATAGGCGGTTGAGGATTGCGGTCGGCATGGCTGGTGAGCTGCACGGCCAAGAGCCTGCTTCGAGCGCAACCTGACACTTGATCAAACCGCTGTTTCAGTGAGCGCCCCGTAAATCCGCATGACCATGATGGAGATCAACGCGTTTGGAGCGCCGGTCGCTATCCTGCTTGATACGCTGGGGAGGTAGCCGAATGTACACGCGAATTCTCGTACCTGTCGATTTGGACAACATTGACAAACTCACCAAGGCGCTGGATCTCGCTGGCCGGACCGCGAAGGAAACTGGCGCAGAGGTCGTCTATGTTGACGTTGTCGATGCCGCGCCGAGCATGTCTGCGCGCACAGATGGCGAACGAATGGCTGCGCGGCTCAAGAATTTTGCCGAAGATCAGGCCAAGGCCCATGGCATCCGGACCCATGATCACGTCGCGCTGCGCGGTGACCTTCATCTCAACGTAGGTTCGGATATCATCAAAGCCGCCAAGGAGAATGAGTGTGACTTGATTGTGATGGCAACCCACATACCCGGGCTCAAAGAGCACATCCTGTCATCCAACGGAGGCTACGTCGCCACCCATGCCCCTATGACTGTCTATGTGGTGCGGTGAGTGAACCCGATTGGTTTGCTTGATCGCAGCGCACGACCGAGCCCGCTTTGTCCAGACCGCCGTCAACCGCCCGACGCAAGATGCCGCGCTACGAACGACTGGCCGTTCCGGGCAGCTTCTTTGCGGCGCTTGAGAGGCTGTTGAAGGTACGGTCTGGGCCGGAACTTCGGGCTTTGCGACGTACAGCTCTCGCTCATCGTTCGTCCTTCATTCGCGGGAACAGGAAGGCGAAGGCGATGCGCCGTCGCCAGATTGGGGTGAGTGGTTCCTCGATCACGCCGAGCCGCTCGTAGGCGTGGAGGAAGCTGTCGGGGCCGGTCAGGACCCCGACATGCTTGGCGATGGCGCGGGGCTTCATGCGGAAGAGGACGAGCGCGCCGGGACCGGCCTCCGCGACGACAGTTTCCGGCATCATCCGTCGCGCGCCCTCGGCCAGAACTTCGTGCGGGCCGGTCTCGCCCCAGTCGCGGCTATAGGGCGGGATCGGAAACGGCTCGGTGCCGACGACCTCGCGCCAGACGCCCCGCGCCAGCCCGAGGCAGTCGCAGCCGACACCGCGCAGGCTGGCCTGGTCGTGATACGGCGTGCCAAGCCAGGACCGAGCGATGGCGACGACGTGCTCGGGATCGGCTGCCTTCACAGCACGGCCCCCTCGTGGCCGCCGTCCTTGGTGGCGTAGCGCAGGACGGCATCCTGGCCGGGGATGTGCGGGAAGCCCCGGAAGTTGGCGATGTTGGTGAACTTCGCGCCGCAGGTCTCCATGCGCTTGTCGCAGCCCGCGCGGATTCCGAAGGTGTCGCCCTCGGCGATGGACCGCACCGGCGCTTCCAGCAATGTCAGCAGCGTGATGCCGTCGGTGAGGTCGTGGCCCAGCACCTCGGTGCGTCGCTCGGCATTCGCGCCGCTCGTCCAGTCCAGTGTGCCGAAGGTGAACCAGCCGGAGGTGAAGCCGCCGAGGCCGGACGCGGTGAAGGCCCGGTCGCGCGGAAGATCGATGACGGCACCATTACCCTTGAAGGTCGGGTCGTTCAGATCGACCCCGCAGCGCTCATCTCCGAGCGCGGCATCGCAGGTCGCCTGGAAAGTCCGACCCACGGTCTGGCTGAGGACATGGGCCAGAGACCGGACCTCGGCGACGAAGGCGAGACGCCCGCGTCGGATCTGGCCGATGGCGCCGCGCCGCATCAGCACCCGCTGGCTCGTGGCGGTCCAGTTCACCCGCCACACCTCGACTTCGGCATTATCCCAGCGGCCGTCGAGGATGTCGGTCTCGGTGATCCGGTCGGAGGTCAGCACGCCCGCGGCGTCCTGCGCGTCGACCGACAGGTCCGAGCCTGAGCGGACCTCGGAGGCCGTCAGCCCGCTTTCCGGCTCGAAGTCGGTCCCGTCGAAGGTCAGCGTCCGGTCATGATCGGTGAAGCCGAAAGTGACGCCGTCCGCCCGCAGAATGCGCCAGCACCACGCGAGCGTGGTCGTGCCCTCGTCGAGATGCGCCTGAAGGCCGGTCGAGAGGGACTTCATCGCCGATCTCCGTTCGACGCCGCCGCGCAGAGGCCGGCAACCAGCACGCCCATGACTCCGCCGACGACCATGCCCGCCAGAAACTCAAGCATCGCCCCGGAACCCGCGCTCGATCCGGTCCCGCAAACCGATCAGGCCAAGGCCGAGGGTGATCAGCGTCATCGGCGCGGCGTCTCCCGCCCCGGCGAATTCGGCGACGAGACGCGACAGGGCCGCGAGTTCGCCGTGTTCGGGCAGCAGCAGCGAGGCCGAGCCGGTCAGCAGGGCCGCGAGCCCGGCCCACCATGTCAGGGAAGATGGTCGCACATAGCGCATGGGTCAGACCTTTCGGAGGATCGGGAGGAAGAACGCCGCAAGGCGCGCGAGCCAGCCTGTCGGGCCCTCGGGCGAGATCGGGGCGGGGGTGATGTCCGGGCGCAAAAGCGCGAGGGCTTCGGTCTCGCTGAGCCGCCGGATGGGCCGTGAGACATCCACTCTGCCGTTGCGATCGACAGCCCAGACCGGAATGGTCCCGGTCGGATAGCGGCCGTGCCGGAACAGATCCCGCTCGGCCTCGCGGCGCGGGATGATCGAGGCCGGCCGCCGCCAGTTCAGGAAAGCCCGAGCGGCGGCTTCGCGGTCGCGCGCATTGAGATGGCGGGTCAGGGCGGCACGCGCGATGCCGCCGGTATTGCAGTGGAAGGAGACCAGCGCGTCGAACTCGTGCGGCGCGAGCGGCACGGTCACGGCGCGAAGGACCTCCGCTTCGCAGCGCGCGAGATCGGCGCGAAAGATCCGGAACGCCTCGCGGATCCCCGCGTCCAGGTCGCCGGGCATGCCTCGGGGCAGTTCGGCCGGATCGTGTTCCCCCGCCGCGGCCGTGTGGCCGATGCCGAAGGTCCAGACCTGTCTCACGTCAAGATACGGGCCCGGCACGATCCCCTCGTGCCGGACGAGGGCCAGAAGGCCCCGGTCGGTGATGTTCATGGGATTACCCGAGAAGCGAGAGGATCAGAAGCAGAGCCGCCACGGCAAGACCGATGCGGATGCGGTGGGCGAAGGCCTGGACCTCGTCGGCAGGCTCGCAGCGGATGGAGCGCGCGAGTCGGAGAAGCTCATGCATCGCCGTCGCCCGCCTTTCCGCGGCGCAGCCGGGCGAGGACGACCTCGATGAATGCCGGGCCGAAAATGCCTACGAGATAGGCGGCGGACCCCGCGGCTCCTCCCGCCGGGATCGCCTCGGGCGGCAGGCCGAGCCAACTCGTGACCAGCGCCATCGAGACGCTGCCCATGCCGGCCGCGATCAGACCGCCGAGCAGGATGTGGCGGATCGCGTCGCGCAGGCGCATCTTGGTGGTCAGCGCGTTGGTCGCGCCTCCAAGCGCGCCCCATGCCGCGAGAATGACGGCGGTCGAGGCCGCGAGTTCCCGAAGGACCGCGGCGATGAAACCGGTCTCGTCGTTCATCGCCGGATCTCCAACAGAGGGATGGAGGTGATCGAGCCGAGCCGCTCGAGATCGAGCGTCACGTCGAGCGCGTCACTGTCGAAGCGAACCGGCACGTCGAACTCGAAGCCCGCGGTGATCGCGACGCCTGAACCCGGCGCGGCGCCGAAGGTGACGACACCGTTCGTGGTGTCGACCGACCAGCCGGAGGGTTGCTCCACCCCGCCAAGCGCGATGCGCAGGGTTCCGTCCACCGGCTTGGCGATGATCCGTGTCCAAGATTGCGCCCCGGAGGTGTAACGCTTCACGAACTGGAAGGTCGTCGTCGTGCCGTCGCCTGTGCCGATGGCCTGGTCGGTGGGCGATGGTGTGCCGGATGGCAGGCAGGACTTGTGGTCGCCCCAGTCCTTGAAGCGGAAGCCGTGGAGCCGTCCGTTTCGCGCCTCGAAGAAGGCGACCACCGCCGCCAGATCGTCGGCGCGGCGGATGCCGTAGGCGACGTCGTATCGCCGCCGGGAGTTCGCCCAGCTGGCGTTGCGTTCCTCATCGCCCGAGGCGAGCTCCACGATCTGCGTGCGCCGTTCCGGCCCGCCGCGTGCGCCACGGCTGATATCGTCCGGAAACCGGACCTCGTGAAACGCCATCACATGCCCCTGCGCCCGAGCGACACGGCCCGGGCGATGTCCGCCGCGACCTGCGTGCGGGACTGCCGAAAGCTCTCGGCGTCGCGGGCCATGATCGTGACGTTGACCCCGCCGCCCGCGCCGTAGCTCTGCGCCTCGCGCCGCGAGAGCGCCCGCTCGCCGCGCTGCAGGATCGCGGGCACCTCATCGTGGCGAAGCCCGGCCATGCCGCCGGAATGCATCCGAGGCGCGGCTGCGAAGGCCATGGCCGGGACCATCCTTGAGGGTCCGGCCGATCCGACCATCCCGCCCGCATGCAGGATGTCGGCAAAGATGCCGCCTGCGCCGCCGAGTGCGCCGGAGAGCGTATTGGCGATCGGCCCGAGGATAAAGCGCCGCGCCGCCAGCTGGGCGAGATCGGCCAGCAGCGAGGTGACGAGATCGCGGAAGTTCAGCTTGCCGGTCTTCACGAACTCGCCGACGGCGTTCTCGGCAGACTGGAAGGCGCCGACGAGGCTCTGGCCGATATCGCCGCCGATCTGGCGGGCCTTGCTGGCGTAGTCCGACAGCGCCGCCGCGACCGCCTGCCAACCCGTGACTGCGGCCTCGGGGTCGGGTTCTACTGCTGCGGCTGCAGCCCCGGCTGCCGCGCCCGCACCCGCCGCGGCGCGTCCGGCATCGCCGAGCGCCGCCTCCAGCCGTTCGGCCGCGCCCGTGGCCTCGGTCAGCGCATCGGCACTGGCCTCATTGGTGCCGCGCACGGCGTCGCGCAGGGCCTGCCAGCTTTCGAGGGGTGCACGTGCCCCTTCGGCCAGATCGCGCGCCGCGCCACGGTAGAGGTTCGCGGACTCTAGCGCCCGGTTCGCCGCGTCGGTCAGGCCGAGATCGGGCGCGGTCAGCGGGTTGTCCTCGAAGGCCCGATCAAAGGCTGCCTGCACCGCTGTCGTGGCAGCACTGGCCGCACCCTCGAAGCGGTTCTCGATCTCGCCGAGGTCGAGGTCCGGCACCAGCGAAATGCGGCGCTCCGATCCGAGCGCTTCGAGCCCCTGATTGATGCCACCGATGAAGCCGTTGATGCGCGAGACCACGCCGTTCAGCATCGCCTCGACGCCGTCGACCAGGCTGTTGGCCGCCTGGAACGCCAGATCGCCGATGGCGGCGGGCAGCAGGCCCCAGATCGCCTTGATCGCCTCGTAGGCGCCCTCGAACGTGTTCGCGGCCGTATTGCCGAAGCCCACCACGCTCTCGATGGCGCTCTGCATCCCGGAAGCGGCATCGGCCTTCAGGTCGAAGAACATCGCCGTGGCCGCAGCACCCGCCGCCGCCGCGCCCATCCTGATCCGCTCCCAGACCTCGACGGCGACATCCTTCAGGAGCGACATCGCCTCTCCGAAGCCGCCCGCGCCAGACACGAGGCGGGTGAACTGATAGACAAGCTCACCCGCGCCGACGATCAGCGCGCCGATACCTGTGCGGATCAGCGCGCCGCGCAGGACGACCAGCGCTGTGGCGAGGCCGCGAACCGACAATGCCGCCGCGGCCATGCCCGCCACCCAGCGGCCAGCGAGGAATGCCGCAAATGTGGCGGCATAGGTGGTCAGGCGGCCGATGTTGTCGAACAGCCCACGGATCGCGATGCCAAGCGGCCCGGTGCGGCTGGCGACCGCCGCCATGGCATCCGCGACAGCTTCCAGCGCCGGTGCGGCGGCAACCGCCAGCTGGTTCGACAGTCCGCGCCAGATCAGCCCGAGCCGGGAGATGGCGTCGTTCGTCCGCTCGATCTGGTCGGCATCCTGCTCCGACACGACGACACCGAAAGCGAGCACGTCCTCCGTCGCCTGGCGCAGCGTCGCGGTGTCGATCCGCGACATGGCGATGGAGCCTTCCTCGCCGAAAAGCTGGCCGGCCACCGCCGCGCGTTCGGCGGCGGGCACGAAGCTCTCGATAGCGGCGTTGATCGCGCCGACCCGATGGTCCAGCGGCAGAGCGATCAGTTCGTTGGCCGAGAGCCCCAGCCGGTCCAGCGCATCGGCGGCGGGGCCGGTCCCGGCGGCCGCCTGGCTGAGGCGTCGCGTCAGATCCTTGGTGGCTTGCTCGATGCCGGACATCGACACGCCCGCAAGTTCCCCTGCGCGCTCCAGAGTCTGGATCGAGGCGACCGTGGTCCCGAGCGACTGCGCTAGCTTCGCCTGCGCATCGACGGTTTGAAGGCCGGAGCGGATCATCGCCACGCCAGCGGCGGTCGCGGCGGCAACTGCGGCAGCGGCGGCCACACGCACCCGCCGCGAGAAGGCCGCGAGCCGGGCGTTGGCCGCTTCCATCTCCCGGCTCAGCCGTCCGAAGCCGCGCGCGCCAGCCTCGCCGACACCTTCCAGCTCGGCCCGCACCTGCCGTCCGCCCACGGCCGCGAGGCGGACGCTAACCCGTTTTTCCGCCATGGGAGTGATCCACCTGTTCGTTGAGTTTGGCGACCATCACCGCCTCAATGACTGGCAGCAGTTCGGCCATGGCGAGCGGCGGGACGCCGAGCGCATCACCGAGTGCCAATGCCGCCGACATGTCCCAGCCGATCACCGCGCCGGGCAACACACGCAGCTGGCCACCGAGACGGCCGACCAGGTCCCAGACCTGCCAACCCTCCGGCGTTTCCGGACGGTTCAGCCGCGCCGGGCAGTCCGGGCAGGTTTGCGGGCTGCCTTCGCAGGGTTCGCAACCCTCGCAGTATCGGTCGCCCCCGCCGAAGGACCATTCGGCGAGAGCGCGGAGACGTTTTTTTCCTGTTCCAGCAGCAGGCCTTTCGAGACGTAGGTCAGCTGGAAGGCCTCGAAGATCGGCCAGACGTCCAGCAGCGCATCGACGGTGTTAGGGCTGGGGTCGATGGGGTTGCCGTCCGCGTCGCCGATGCCCTCCCAGGCGAGGACCGCTCGTCGTGCCAGCGCCTTGGCGAAGGCGACGGCGCGTTCCTCGTCGGAGGCCTCCTCCGGCATCGCCTCCACAGCCGGATCACTCCGGGTCGAGACCATCAGCGCGGTGGTCAGCGGGCGCAGCTGCACCCGCACGCCGGGGGTGAGATCATGCCAGCGGGGCGCATTCGTGAGGTCAAGTCTGAGCATGTTCCGGGGTCTCCTTGCGGGTTGTTCGATAAGCGACGGCCGGGCGTCGCGCGGCGGGGCATG